CAATCTTACCCTTCCAATCAATTCTTAATAATTTCATACTCCAAAACTTTCTCCACATCCACAGCTAGCTTTAGCCATAGGATTTTTTATAGTTAATATTGAACCTTCAATTGATTTACTGTAGTCTATCTCACTACCTAGTATATACATTTCACAGATTGGGTCAACAAGTAATATGTCTTCTATACCAAGCCAGCCTGTAGGCTTGCTATCATCTGTCGTACCCCACTTGTAAGTAAACCCAGCACAGCCACCACCATCTATTGTCAATGTAACGTGACCGTCTTTAGGTTGTACACTAGAAAGATATTCTCTAGCATCCTCTGTCATTTGTACTATTTGTTTCATTCTTGTATCAATGTTCCATTTTGAATGTTATCGTCTATTAATAATTGTTTGGTATCACCAACGACCACTGGGTCATTTGATTCAGACAAACCGCACCAGCTGCAATCTTCATTAATACCAATCTGCATTAATGCTTGTTCTATCTTGCAATAGTGTTCCCACATATTTTCTTCCATTTAACTTCTCCTGTTAATATTATATGTAAGTATTTATTAGACTAAAAATTAGGATCTTCGTATTGTGTAGTCCACATTTCTCCTGCACTAACAATACAAGACACTCCTTGTGCTGCTTGCTCTACAATAGAGAATGTTTTTGTTTGTGGGTTAACGTATACTGCTGTTAGCATTCCATAGTTACCCATAGGATCTTTAAGAAGTAATCCAAAGTCAGTAGGTACTTGGCCAAAATTAGTTAAAACATATTCTGCCACAACAGGTGTATCATTACACATCATAGATTTCTGAACCCAGAAAACTGTACCATACTCTCTCTTTAAAGGTATCTCTATTTTAGGAGGCTCTTGAGCAAGAACCACCATGCTAGTTGCAATCGCACAACTAGCTAAGGTGATTGTTAAAAATAGTATGAATATAAATCTCATAAAACTATTTATGCTGCTTCAGCAAACTTGACAGCTTTTTCTAATGCTTTTACTTTAACACTTTTATTTAAGCCGTACCAAGCTGAAGTTAATCTTGACTCTTGAGTCTTACCTATAACATGATCAGTCATGAACGTACATGCATTATAAGCATTCCACCAACTACCAGGAGCAAAGTTTGCACCAGGTTGAGTTTCTAAAATATCTAATGCACCTTTTGCATTTCTAGATAATCCTAAGGATGCTACTTTAGCATCTGATAATGTCTTAGGCTCTTCACTCCAATGAGCCGGCTTACCATATCCAGGAAACACTTCTTTCATATATTCAGCTACAATCTCTTTCTTATAAGATTTAGATCCTAAGAACTTAGCCATCTCTTTATACTTAGCCATCTTCTCTTTAGCAATACCTAAAGTCTCTTTAACCATATCAGCATCAAATGTTGATCTATGATTCAATCTAACTTTATTATCAGTAGAAGCATCTAAAGATAAAGTAAGTGTATTATTACAAACAACTCTAGTAGGAGTGAATCTAATTTCTACACCTCTACCATATATGTGTGGGTTAGAGAATAAAAGATAACTATCTACTTTATCACCACCAAACAATTCAAAAGACTCAGATACTTTAGCAAGTACCCATACCCATCTACCACCTTGAAGTGATCCTGCAGTATGCATCTCCATTGAACCCTGCTCAGTAAACTCTCTAAAGAAGTCAAACGCTTCATGGTTCTGTACTGGGTTCCATTTATCTGTAATCATAGTTAGTTGTTTATTATCAGTATCTCTAACTAACATTTTATGATCAGACTTAATCTCTTCGCCAGACGCTAACTTGCCTACTACTGGAAGCGCATTTACTTTCCAGTTTAATCCAGACTGCACTAACATTTCATCCACACTTAAATCGTTTGATACTCTTGTACCTAAACCATGCCAAGGTGTTTCACCGGCGTACGCCATTGTTTCTACTTGATGTGCCATTATATGTTATTCCCTTTCAAAGAATCTACAGAGATTAGTATCCCCATATTATTAATAAAGTCAACTTTTATTTTAATTATTTTTGCCAGGCCTTGTTGAAGTATAAGGTTAGAAAAACTTCTTCTGTCTTTCGCCTCTCTTCTGAGCTGCGTCCCTCTCGCTATATCTCTCAGACTGGACTTCTCTGAAAGATCCACATTACTATTATTAATGTGATTAAGGTTAAATATTTTAGTATTTCTTCTCATACCTTATTGTACTACCATTTTGATTATCGGGCAACAACTAAATTAATTATTTTTTATTGTTAGCCATCCACATAAAACCTTCATGTATCTCTTCAATTGTTCTTGTTCTGTTTTTATAGTTGTCTGTCTGTGTATGACAGTTAGGACATAAGAACCTTAAATTAAATGGACGTCCATCTCTTACCTGTGCGTTAATATGATCCAACTCCATAATTATAGGTCTTCCATTAAACAATGTTGTCTGTGAATCAAATTTACACAATACACATTTGAATGGATCTAAACCAAAATTTTCTATAAATTCAGATCTAAATCTGTATATGTAATGCTTATTAAATCTTGTATGCAATGCTTTATGATTAAGACAGAAGTGTCTTTTTACTACTTCCTCAAATGATAAAGATTGGCTATTTAATTTCTTCATTCTTTAAACCTTTTTCTTTTTATTAATTGATTGTGTAAACATTGTTTTCATTTCTGCATACTTTGGAGATGATTGTGGTTGGTCCAAGAAAGACAATTCTTTTACTATGTCACCCCATTTTGTATCTTTATTAATTTTTTTATTTTTTTTCATTTCCTAGTCCTTTTCTGTAGAGCTTAATTGCCCTATGTTTATTGTACACCCATTTTCATTATCGGGCAACAACTAAATTAATTATTTTTTATCGTTGTCTTAGTGCGGGTTAGGTTATACTATAAAGTATAAATGAATATGGAGAATTAAAATGATATTGGTAGATTTAAACCAAGTAATGATTTCTAACTTGATGATACAGGTTGGAGGTAATAAGGATGTTGATTTAGATGAGAATCTATTTCGTCATATGATACTTAATAGCTTGAGGTCCAATAGAACTAAATTTCATGATAAGTATGGTGAATTAGTTATATGTTGTGATGATAAGAACTTCTGGAGGAAACAAACTTTTCCTTACTATAAAGCTAACCGTAAAAAGAATAGAGAGCAATCAGGCATAAACTGGTCAAGTGTTTTCAATACACTTAATAAAGTAAGAGATGAGATTGAAACATTTTTTCCTTATAAAGTAATAAGAGTAGAGACTGCTGAAGCAGATGATGTTATTGGTACATTGGTTAAACATAACCATGATGAACCACTACTAATATTATCTGGTGATAAGGACTTTATTCAACTGCATAAATATCCTAAAGTGAAGCAATACGATCCTGTACATAAAAGGTGGCTTAGAGATAAGAACCCTAAAAGGTATTTGATTGAACATATAGCAAAAGGTGATAGGGGTGATGGTATACCTAACTTTATATCACCAGACGGATGCTTCGTTAATGGAATAAGACAGAAACCATTACGAGCTAAATACTTAGATAACCTCAAGGGTGATAATATTAACGACGTACAAGAAGCATTTGAGGACGAAGAATTAAAGCGCGGATGGATAAGAAATAGGTTGATAATAGACCTAGAGTATATTCCTGAAGGAATAGAAAAGCAGGTACTAAATAAGTTTGATACCCCTCAGAAGGGTAGAGACAAAATGTTTAACTATTTTATTACGCATAAACTGAAACATTTAATGGAAGATATAAGCGAGTTTTAAAAATGAGTGGAAATACAATAGGCATGGCTGAGGCCTTATCAGAAGCCCGTAAGACAAAAAATACTGTACTAAAAGTAGAAGCGTTACAAGCTCTACCACAAGCTACAAAAGATCATCTAGGTGGCATATTCCAACTAGCATACAACCCCCACATTTCATGGTTGCTGCCTCCTGGGACACCTCCATACAGACCTCTTGATGAGGATACTGACAGTGAAGGTAGATTGATAGTAGAGTTAAAAAACTTTTCATACTTTATTGCAAATGATGGTAAACCTGTTCAAGCTAAGATTGTACAGATGAGACGTGAATCTTTATTTGTACAAATTCTAGAATCAATTGAACCAGCTGACGCTGAGTTAGTTATTCAAATGAAAGAAAGAAATATTAAAGGTGTAAGTAAAGCTGTAGTTCAAAAAGCTTTCCCTGGCTTAGGACTGTAACATGCCGACATATAATTTTAGAGACAAAGAGACAGGCGAAGTCTCTGAAGAAATAATGAAGATGGCAGATAGAGAACCGTACTTGAAAACTAATCCTAATCTAGAACAGATATTAGAAATGCCTAGGATAGTTTCAGGTGTTGCTGGCGCCAGACATTCTGATGATAACTTTAAAGATGTACTTAGAAATATTAAGCACAAGCATCCAAAAGCTACATTTGATCCAGATGGCGATCCATCATAATGTTTCCTCATAAAGAAGATCTGGAATTCAATGACCTTAGTACTGTTACTTTAAATGGTAAAAGGCATTATGAAATACCCAATGGAGAAAAGTATCCGTCTGTAACTACAGTGACATCACTTGCTATTAAAGATGGCATTGTAGCATGGAGGAAAAGAGTTGGTGAAGCTGAGGCTAATAGAATAGCTGGCACGGCTTCTAGAAGAGGAACTAAGGTCCATAAGATATGTGAAGACTATCTTAACAACGTAGAGTTAGATTATGGATCTATAGAACCAATAAATCATTTCTTATTTAAACAGATCAAACCTATATTAGATATACGCCTACAAGAAGTGTATGGTTTAGAAGTGGCTTTGTATAGTAGATATCTTAGAGTAGCTGGTAGAGTAGATTTAGTTGGTATGTGGGACGGTAAAGTTTCTATCATTGATTTTAAAACATCTTCTAAAAGAAAGAAGCGTGACTGGATATCTAATTACTTTATGCAAGAGTCTGCTTATGCAGTTATGTTTGAAGATATGTTTAAGATACCTGTTAGCCAATTAGTAACTATAATTGCTGTTGAAAGTGATGAGCCTCAAGTGTTTGTAGAGAAGAGAGATGACTGGATAGGTGGCTTTGTTAAGTTGCGAGATCAATATGAGTCTCAGACAAAAACGGGCGCATACGCTTAATTAACTTACTATCTCCATTATGATAATAGTAAAACATATTAGATTTAGGTTTCCATTTATACCCTTCTTTTACAAAATTATTTTCATCTAGTTCTTTATCTTCAAGTCTAAAGTAATACACAAACTGTAATAAGTCTGATTTAGGATCAACTTGGAATATCATTCTCTTATCAAATACTAAATCTTGGAACCAACCATCCCATGCCTCTTTATGCTGTGTGTATACTGGAAAATGTTTCTTCTGGTATACAGCATTCAAAGCTCTCTTGTCTATATCTATAGACCACCACATAATTTTAAAACCTTTCTTCTTACACCACCACATTTGATTGGGAAGAAGTATTAAACCAAATGCAGTAGATCTATATTCTTTTAATACATGGAGTCTAACTACACGAGCAGCTACACTAGGATCACCTGTATAGTGACTAGCTTCAACGGCACTAAGACCAATTAACACATCATTCACATACACTAGCCATATCTGTCCCATAAATCCTTCAAGTTCAAACTTATCATGAGCAAGCGAATCGTTACCTTCTTTAAAAGATAACTCTCTAAACCTTTCAACATCTTGTTTGTATTGAGGCTGATAAGGTATTATTTTATGAGGAGGAATAAGTTTCATGTAAGTGCTATAGACTTGAAGTCCTCTTGTGTAGTGAATGTTGCTACCAGAGCAATTCTATCTTTATCACCATTGTGATATACTGCATGTTTGTATCCAGTATTTAAAAAGTATGCTGAGCCATCAGCATGTAAGTTATACTCTTGACGTTC